GTTAGCATCGTCTTGTTGTTGTTTAGTTAAATAACTCCATGCGTGTCTGGTTATGTCTTCTGGGCATCCGATTGCTAGGCAACAAGCGGCGTGACCAACCCATGCTTTTTTATTTCCTTGATCTCCAGATAAATGATGTTCGCAAGCTATTGGCCATTCAGTAATAACTCTTTTCATAAATGAACCATAAAGTTCGTGATTTCCGGTAAACTCTACTGCTTTTCTTAAAAAATAATTTCTTTCTTTACCTGAAACATTTCTCCACATTCCATTCTTAAAACATTCCCAGCTAGTGTATGGATGCCATATCTTGTTCATTCAAAAACCAACCTTTCTATATTGTTGTATCCATTCTTACTGACTAAAATAATACTCTTAGGCGCACGCCCGCACACCTGCTCCGCCTGTTCGTGTGTATCTCCGACAATAGGGCAGTCAAGCTCCTGCAAACGCTTCACCATTCGCTTATAGGCCCAATCATTTGAGAACGTGAAATACTCCACATGATCACGGTCAAGCATTGATAGCGGCTTGTAGATCACCATTAGGCAATCGTTTCCGGCCTTAGAGGTGTGAAAGCCAAGAACCACTTTCTTGACCAGCATCTCTCTAGGCTTGGGCTTGGCTAGGATGTCTTGCACATCCGATTCAACCCTAAGCTTCGTTTCCTTCTTAGTGTAAAACACATGACCGCAAACATCACACGCTGGCAGAATTTTTAACACATACTCGAAACACTCGGGGCATACCCGGTGCTGAATCTCTTCCTCTGGCTTCTTGCCCTTCCTTGCCGTTACCACTTTCGGGTTGTTGATCGGGCCGCATGACCTGACCACGTTTCCATAGTCCAGTACTAGGCAGTCTTTCTTCCCTTCGCTGATACGCAAGCCACGGCCAACGGTTTGCACATAGAGCACTGGGGAGCGGGTGGGGCGCATCAAAACTACTGCGTCAATCGGTGGGAAGTCGTATCCTTCGCTAACGATGGTCACAAAAACCAAATGCCTTGCATCCCTCTTCTCAAACCAATGAATAGCGACTGCCCTTGAGTTCTTATCCATCTTTGAGTGAATAGCAAACGCATTAATGCCCAATGTATTTCTAACCATCTCAGCATGTGCAATCGATGCGCAAGCCCACACAATCTTCTTACGCCCAATCAGGCGATCAAGTGCATCATTCACTTGTAGGTCAACTACCGTCTGATCCACAGTCACACGCTCAACATCTTCCTGAGCATACTCCCCGGCTCTCACCGATAGCTGCGAAGTGTCGATCTGGTGGTTCGGTGCCTTCATTAGTGGACGCACCAAGTACCCCTCGTCAATCAGTTCATCCATTGGCTTAATAAAGTCGATCTTCTCAAAGAACTTACCCTCGCCGTAGATCGGGCCGTCCGCCCTGAATGGCGTTGCAGTGAAACCGATTACCTTCATCTTTTCATGCTTATTAAGCTCAAAGAAATCAAAGTACCGCCCTTGTTCGTGGTCGATAGCGTGAACCTCATCAACCACCACAATATTGATGTGCATCTTAATTTCTGCAATCGACTGAATGCTTGCGATCACAATAGACCCGGACAAGTCTTTCTCAATTGATCCGCAATAAATACTGACCGAATCGAAGTTCTTTCTGAACCTTCTAGCTGTCTGCTCAATCAGGTTAATCTTTTGAGCAATTACAACAACTTTTAGATCAGGTTTTTTGGCAAAGCACTTTTGAAGGAGGGCTTGCATCACCTCTGTTTTGCCAGAACCCGTGCTCATCGCGCAAAGCACTGATCCCGTCTCATAAAGACGAGACCAGAGCTTTTCAACCGCTTGTTGTTGGTATGCGCGTAAGATCATTTAGAATAAACCATCACTTGATTTCTTGGTTTCTTCTGGCTTTTTATAAGCCTTAAAGTAACTAACTACGTTTTTTTCTCCATAAGTGTCTGTTCTTGTTTTAACAACCGCCGTTGCCTTGTATCCAACAAGTTGGGTTACATCAGTTAGTGGTTTATCGCCTCTACCTGAAACTTTGCAAAAGGTTTTTAACTGGGATAAACCTATGGCTGTTGCTTCTGGATTTTTATTTTTAATGTTCCACATTGTAAAAATAGTTCTCCCCTCATATTCACCAGTTAATATTTTCAACCTAGCGTTGATATACTCGCCTGTTCCATCTCGGGTCTCTTTAATTTCGGCATTGTCGATAATTACAGGGTAGTCACCTGCTGGGATTAATCCAAAACCACCTTCTTTTACGCCGTCAAAATTAATATTTAATCCGCTCATTTTTTTTCTCCTTTTATGTGTGCCCATGTTTTACCCGACTTTATGCCGGATATTGTAGCTTGCGAAACGTCAAACATTTTAGCTAAATCGCAAGCGTTAATTTTTTTTCTAGCTAAATGTTTTTTTATTAAAATTACATCATTATTTAATAGTTTACTGTTTTTACTATCCTGCCCTTTAAACGGCGGGGTTAATCCAGTTTTTATTGAATGATGAATGTTTTGTTTTTGTGTTACAGTTTCAAGATTAAAAACTCTATTATCTTTTTTAATCCCGTTTTTGTGGTTTATAACTAGGCCGTTTTTTATTTTTGATAAAAAGGCTTCATAAACAAGTCTATGAATATAAAATCTTTTTTTTAATCCGTTGTTTTTTAAGTTAACAGATAGGTATTTTGACTTTATATTAATATTTGAACTTAATATTTTTCCAATCATTTTCCACTTTTTATTATTACTTGTAATAACAAATCTATCTACAGATTTAACCCTCCCTAGATTGCTTACTTGGTACGGCCAATTCCTTATCTTTTTCCACTTTTCTAATTTTCGCATAGATTGCTCCTAAGTCTGCTGGTTCGTTTTTGTTTAAAGAATTGCTTCGGTCTTTTGCTATGATGTTATCTGTTTTATTTGTTAACAAAACACGCTCGCCCGTTTCTTTGTTGACATGAATAAAATAAACCTCATCCAAGAACGCAGCAATTTGACCGGACAACTTACCGATCAATTGAGGCGCAACAAAGCGTTGGTTGTTCTCGTCTTTGTCAATCTCACTTAAACAGGTGAATACAATTGAATAATGCGGTAAATCTCGAAACGCCTTAATCAGTGAACGCATCCTCTTTGCAAGTTCACCATACATTTTTAGGGTTTCTTTTGCGTCCGGCATCTCTTGCTGAAGCTGCTCAAGCATATTTGAATTAATCTCAGACAATGAATCAATAAAGATTGTTTTATATTTCTTTTTGCATTCATCTGATTGTAAGAACTGATAAACGTCGAGTAGTTTTGCAATTCTTTTTTCTTTTGGAATGACTGACCCATCATCTGCACGGGTTAAATCAATCACATCAATACTCTCGCCTCTCAGTGGAAGTAATCCAGCCTCAGCACTGATTAACAGCGTTGGCTCTCCAATCGTCTTAGCTAGCGAAGTCTTACCAGCTCCACTCTCGCCATAAACCAAAATCTTAAGAGCATCGACTCCAATGCCCTTTGTGCTACTTATTAACATATTCATTTCTCCTTTTAGGTCATTCAATAATTTGATTGACATCATCAGAATAGTCATTAATATTTTAATTGTCAATATAAATTAGCTTGGAGGCTACAACATTGTTTATCAAACTATACGAAAACGGCTATTCTCCTATTCCTGTTTATTACAAAGGAAAAAACCCTTGCATTTTAGAGTGGCAAAAGTATTGCTCTAAAAGAGCTACAGAAAAACAGATTGAAAACTGGAACGATGATCTTCACAATAATAAAATAAATATCGGGGTCGCGTGTGGTGAAGCGTCCGGCATTATCGTCATAGATATCGACACCGATGACAAAGAGTTTCTAAATTCTCTGCCACCATCCACAGTGAGGCGGCGGGGTCAGAAGGGGGAAGCTAGGTTCTTTAGGTATACTCCAAGCGTGCCTACTGCTAGTTTCCCCCAACTTGACATTTTATCAAACGGTAGGCAAATACTTGTTCCTCCATCCATTCACCCTGCCGGGATGCGGTACGAATGGCTAACTCCCGACACGTTAGAAAATACCAAACCAGAAGACTTGCCAGAACTTCCGCTTGATTTTCTTGATCAGATTAAATTCAAAACTAAAGACATCAAAATACAAGCCACGGGTCGCAATAACAAACTTGTCGATATTGTTTCAGCTATGCGGGGGTGTGGTGAATCTGAAACAGAGATCATCAAACAGGTGTACGAATGGGATTCGATGCACAACAAACCAAGACTTTTTACCGATAAATCAGAGGGTTTTAAGGCCGATAGCGAATCAGACGCTAAAAATAACGTCTGGAAATTTGTGACTAGCGTTACCAAGTCGCTTATTGATAAGGGCGTTGCTCGAATGAATGAGAACTTAGTCATTGAGTTAACGGAAGAAAAAGCAATCGCCAATACACTCACCTATCCAGAACCGACCGGGTTAGTAAAAGATATTCGTGATTTAATTCTAGATTACTCCGAGCGCGATATGCCGAACCTCGCTCTCGGTGGGGCTGTTAGTTTGATGTCCGTCATTTGTTCTAATAGGTTCAGGTTTGACCGTTGTTGGCCTAACACCTATGTTTTAAATCTTGCTCCAACAGGTGCGGGTAAATCTTTTCCGCAAAAAATTATCAGCATGATATTAGACGAGCGACTTGCCACTTCGCTCATCGGATACGGAAATTATCAATCCAGTGCAGCTTTTGCAAAGAACCTTGTTTCGAGGCGTGAACGGTTAGATGTGATTGATGAGGTTAGTTCTCTGTTTGCTCAAATGAAGGGCGGGGGACTTTGGCAAATGGGAATATTAGAGGAAATGTGCAAAGTCTGGTCTAACTCAAACGGCAAGTATAACGCCGCCGAGTATAGCGAGAAAGAAGACACATCGAGCTGTTTCAATCCATGCGTTAACGTGCTTGGGTCATCAACCATTGAAGGAATTAAGAATAACTTTAACAAGATGATGGTCACTAAGGGATTGATCCCACGCTTTCTAATCTTTTCGCATGAGAACTACGGATCATTGAAACGTGACTTTCTAAACGAGCCACTTTTAAACTCAGTGGTAGCTAGTGTGGATAAGATTCTATCTATTCCTAAGAATGAGCTAGGCATTAAGGTTGAGGTAGGCAGGGGGCCAGTCTATAACCCGAATGATGTAACACCAAGTGATAGAGACGCTGTAGAGTTTTTCGCTGAACTTAAACTATACTTTGCAAACAGAATCGAGTCTGAGTCTTCTGAAAACCTTCGATCACTGTTAACTCGTGGCAAAGAACAGGTAATGAAACTAGCCTTAATCCATGCTGTTGGTAACTTTAGAAATATCGAAATGGCTGATCTTGTTTGGGCTAAGGAAGTTTTCAACGTGTGTTTGAATAACTCTAGTTCATTCATCGAGGAATCAGCGGTGGATTCTGAGAACGAAAAGGACTTAAAGTCTTTTTTAAACCTTTTTGATAAAAAACAATTCATCACCATTCCCATTGCACTAAACAGATTAAAACGCTTTGACCTGAAAAAATTACAGGGCGTTACTGCCAGTCTTTTGGCGGCTGAAAAGATAAAATGCGCCGAAAAGACACACCTAGGCAAGAAAATATCTGGCTGGGTGCTAGATACACTTTAGCTAGATACACTGGTGTATCATAAAATCATCAAATAAATCATAAACTTACGGCCCTAGATACACTAATACACCGATACACTGGGGGGGGTGTATTGCTCTCGGGCGGACGGATTTAATTTCTGACTTAATTGTTTTTTTTGAGAGAGAGGGAGAGTCTTAGTGTATTTATGTATTATATATATATAATATTATATATTAATTAATAAAAACAATAACTTAACTAAATACACTGTAGATACATTTTCAGTGTACCAAAGTGTATTAACAAAATTAATTAAACACCACAAACAAAAACCCCCTAGAATCGCTTCTAAGGGGTTTTAGGTTCCGCACTACGTTTGGTGTGTTAGCGGTGTTCGGTGGCCTTAAATCAAAACGTCGATGATTCTATAGCCTATCCTGCCTATAGCCTCAAACTTCAATTCGTCAATCGTCTCTTGGTTGAGTCTATATCCCTCACAATCAAATAAATAAGACTTTTTGACCAACTCGTACTCTCGCTCTACGTCCGTGCAGTCTGCCAGCTCGCCAATGGCCTCGGAGTAACTGCTGTAATCATGCCCATCGTCCGATCCGTCTGGGTTGATAATCCTGTAGATCACGCGTGGCGTTTTCTGCTTCCCAAAATAATGCTGCGTTGTATTCATGTTCATTTCTCCTTGACCCTTAGAATAACATTTAAATTGTTAGTTTACAAGCAGGAACGAATTGAATTGCAATTGCAAAAAAAATTGTTAGCATTTAACTCAATGCTACCCATCATTGATTTAAACCACCACGAAGCAATCGAATCAGGAAAGCCAAAAACTACCAAACACGCCCAGACTTTTTCAGTTGACAAAGCCCTTTTATCTCAATTCAAAAAGTACTGCAAAACCAAATCAATCGCTGTCTCTCCAGTCGTTGAAAGCCTAATCGAACAATTCATGAAGCAGGTCAATGAAGAAACAAGCGTTTAAATCTGGCAAATGTATATGCAAGAACGGATGCAAACTGTGCGTTATTTATGTCTATCAACTAACAGAGAAGGGAGTTCATATGGCTAAAAAGAAAGCAAGCAAGAAAAAACCAAGCAAAAAGTAACTTCTTCCCCTTACGGGTTAGAAATTAAAAGGCCGTACCCATTAAAACAGGTACGGCCCATACAACAAACGAAATGAATAAACTAAAGCTAACAAAACTTTAAAACTATGGCAAATGAAAATAATGATTCTGAAAATACGCTTCTCATGGTCAATGACCTAATGAGAAAAATTGCCATTCTTAACTGCTATAACCAAGCCATTAATTTTACCTGTCAAGAAATTATAGACGAGAACTCATGCAATAAATCTGCCAAAACCTTGGCGCTTGAAATTCTTCACCTTCATGACCGATTACTCAAAGAAAACTTTAAAAAAATGAACGAAAAGGAATATCATTAATTAAAAAACAATGATCGAAATGAATGAAATTAAAATAGGCTTAGAATGCTACTGGATGGGCGGTAACGCATTTTCCGTCTACGGCAAACGCTATACACCCTGCAAAGTCATATCCATCACCTCTACAGGTCGAATTGAAATAGAAATCCAGACTCAAAACGGCAAAATCAATAAATACGTATCCAATACCACCTTAGAACCTAAAAAATAATCATTTTCACTATTGAAACGATACTAAAACACTCCATCATGGACAATGAAGGAGACCATGAATCATGGCTAATCATAAAAAAGTATACGTCGAACAATCAGAACTATCCGAACAACCATCTACCGAACGAGTTTACAAACAAGATATTAAAATCGAGTCCGATCTTTTTAAGCTAGAAGTAGCTAAGATGAAAAAAGACATGGTGAACAATAAAGACAATCCAAGTCTTTTAGAAATCGAGCATTGCCATACGTGGCGCACTTTTGATTCTGATGGTAAACCACAACCGCATTGCTCACCCATTGGTGGACATTTTCACGAAATTAAATATCAAGAAGATGAAAACGGGGCAGTCAAAGTAATGAGTGTTTCAGGGCCAATGACTTGGGGTGTAGCCAAAGTTAAAGGTAAGTTTAAAAAAACAGCTGTACCAATTCCAGATCATCTTGAAGACGATCACACCCATACCGCTACTTATATCGAATCTCATAAACTAACAGCGAGAAAACAAAGCCCATTGGCTGCTAACATTATTGCATCCGATGCTCAAAAAGTAGCACCAGTGCCGGGAGCATTTTAATGGATCAGAAAAGACTACGGCAAATGTATCACCAAGCCGTTCTTTCTCACCCCACCGCACCAACAGAACTAAAGCACTCTCTCAAATCAAATGAGAGGGTGCCTCAGTTTATTGACAATCTTTATATTCAAATAAAACAAGTACAGGCCATGCGGTTATCTCAGAAAAAACCACCATTTGAAGACAGCATTATTCAAGGGCTGGTTAATGATTTAACCAATATGTTTATTCATAATATTAAAACAATTGCAGATCATAAAATGAAATCTGATCTTGATAAAATGCTGATTAAAACAAAAGCAGATTATGAAAACGACTTAAACCTTACTGCATCAGGTAAACCATCAGGCGACTTTGAAGAAATTATTAAATCAAGCGATGATTCACGAGATGTCATTTAACAAATAAGGAGTGATTAACTCATGGCAAAGAATAAAGGCGGAAGACCACAATTAGAAATAGATGAAAAACTTGTAGGCAAACTTGCTACCGTTGGATGTTCTAATGAATCAATTGCTATCCAAGTTGGATGCTCGGTCGATACCATAACTAGACGTTTTGCGGAGCTTTTAGCTAAAAGCAGAGAAAACATGAAAACTCAGCTTAGAATTTGGCAAATAGAGTCAGCCAGAAAAGGCAATACATCAATGCAAATATGGCTTGGTAAACAATTATTAGGTCAATCAGATTCACCAGTTAATTTAGAAAATAACGAGCTTAATCTTACTTTC